ATGATTGGAGCGATGCGAATATCTTCATTAACTCCAGATAGCACAAGCTCTTCTTTATTAATATTACGTTTCCCTTTGAATACAGCAAAGGTCAAGCCTTTGGCTTGGGAATTTATCATGAACTTCTCAAAACCGGGAACAACAACCGACAGTGCTTTTACTGCTTCTTGTGGACTGTTTACAGCCAATTTATGGACTCGGCCAAACTTAGCACCTAATATGCCATATAATTTTAAAATTTTTAATTCCGACATTTAACCTCCAGTAAAAAAATATTACGAAAATTTAATCTGAAGCGTTACACGCTGGGAAATATGGCATATATTAACTGCAAGAATTTTCTATAAGAGTTAATACGAAACCATTATCAGACTCTATGATAGCGTCGCTTGCGACCGCTTTTTTCACCCCAACTCCAGCTGGAACCATAAACTTTTTAAAGCCGGTATATGCACCAAATGAATTTTTTGCATTAACCTCACCACAAACAAAACCTACCGTCGTTCCATCTTTGTTTTGAGTTTTCACATAATAATGCAAGTTTCTAAAATCCGCACTACCCGGATCCTTCAAAGCAGACATCACGCTTTTCTTGCCCAATTGAGTTGGATCATTATTTTCCTGACCGCAGGCAGTTAACCAAAAAGATACAATTAATAAAACCAATATCCTAGAGAATATCATCATCAGTTCCCCCATTCCTTTATTAAGGGGGTAAATTGTAACACAATGCAGTAATCATTAAAATTATATTGCCATTTTATAACGAACGATTTTTATTGTTCTTTCCCGCCAGTATCCGCCATAGGGCACTCGGTGACTCAGTTGGCCATACATGTGGTGCAGCATGAGTCCCTCACCCAGGTAAACGCCGGCGTGATTCGGCTCGTTTGCCCGTATCTGCATAATGATGACGTCCCCGATCTGTAGCTCGCCACTGGCCAGGATAAAGCCCGCGTCGACATAGTGTTTCATATACAAATTCTCGCCACGGTTCCACCAGCCGTCCGTCCGGTCGAAATCTGGCAGCGCGATGCCGCGCTCCAGCCGGTACCAGTCCCGAACGATGGCGTAACAGTCCCAGATGCCATGCACGAACGGGCGGCCTTCCAGCGGTTTGATGCCCTCGATCGGCATAATCTCCCGGACATCACCCTCCGGCCAGCTCGCGATGAGCCAAGGCACCTGTGACAGGTCACACTGCGCCAGGTCGAGCTGTGACGGGTGCGTGGTGGCATCCGGGTGGCTATGTGCTATCGCAACGATTGTCCCGGTATCCTCAGCCGCGGCATATTCGGCCGGGTCGATGCGAAATTGCTCGCCGGCATCCGGTGCTGTATTTCGACACGGGATGTACGATTGCCGCCGGCCGTTCTGCACCACCAGCCCGCAACACTCCGCCGGGTAGGTCTCGGCGGCGTGCGCCAGAAGTTTTTTAACGATGTGTTGGCGCATATTACCTCTTCAGCAATGCCGACCCGGGGAAGCCACCAAACGGCAGCTGGTTGCCATCGCCAAACCGGCATTTGCACGAACTCATCAGTCCGCCGCACACGTCCTGGCTCGGGTCGTCGACCGGGTTATCGTCAATATCGAAATACGCCGTCCCCGTATAGCCGCATTCGGGCCCGCGGTACCGGTTACGGATCGCCCAGGTACACAGGCTGTGAATTTGTCGGGTGGGGATCATGATGCCCTCAAGATCAGCCGGACTCGACAGCGCGAACTGGATTTGTTCGTTGTCCTCGCTGGTTTTGCTGTCGATATACCAGACCTCGATTTTTTCCTGCTCCGGATCGGCGTTGGCGTTGCCGTCGGGGAAATTTCGGGCATCGAGGTAATGGGCGAACGTGGTGTGGATTTTGACGGCCGCTTGTACCAGGTTCTGATAGGCCAGACACAGCGACGAGATGGTACCGTCAATATTCCCCACGGCCAGTGTCGGCGTTGGTGCGCTGCCGTCGCTGGTCACTTCCAGCCCGGTAACCTGCGTCGGCCAGGGTTTATACTCTATGCCCTGCCACCAGATGGATTTAGCCGGCAGTGAGTCGGGATTTCCGCCGGCCGCCTCCAGCTCCGCTTCGGTAAATGGGATAGCATGGTTATGAAAATAGAGCTGGGGGCCGTCAAAGGCGCCGCAGTCAACTTCAAATAGCGTGACCTTGCTGCCCGGCTCCAGCTTTTGAAGATCGGAGGTAATTGCCATGGGGTGCCTTATGGGTGATAAGCGGTGATAAAGGTTGCGGTGAGGGAAAAATTGTTATTGCCCAGCGGGGTGGCCTGATATTGTTTGCAACAATACAGCCCCATTTCAAACAGCGGATTGCGCCATTGGAATGCGGTATAACCTCTATGGTCACGGATAAACTGTAATATGGGGGAAATGTAGTCCCACGTCCCAACAAACGTCAGCGCCCAGCTCTGGGCCTCGCTGTTGATGCCATCGCCGGACCGTTGGGTATAGCCATCACCGAGTTGGATTTCTCGCACGGCCGGCGTTAAATCGCCCGTGGGATTGACACGCGGGGAAAAATTGAATGTCCGGATCATTTACGCCCCTTAATGGCTCTGCTGATCGCGCCGCCCTGGCCCAAATCCCTATCCCGCAACGTCCGATAGCGCTGGTCAACATAGGCCCCAATGTCATTGCCGAACTGCTGATAACCCTGGGTATCGCTCTGGGTCGATGTGTTGCCGCTGTCGGTGATATAGATATTGACCTGCGGTGCGCCAGCCGACTGCTGCGCGCCGTTGGCAACAGCGCGAACTCCCAGGGAGCCATCCGACGCGCGTGTCAACGGCATGATGGCTTCTGGTCCCGCCTCACCCATGACCCCGGCGCCGCTGGCAAACGCGAAAAACGTCGGCTGGTTGACAATGTTATTGCGATATCGGCCGAGATCCGGCGAGGCGAAAACATCGCCCTTTGCATAGGCGGTATAGCTGGTCGATAACCCCATAGCGCCGGTCGCGCCACTGGCAGTTGATGCCGTGGAAGACGCCCCGCCGCCCAATACGCCCGATAACAGGCTGGAGCCGATGCCAAAAATCGACTGTAGCGCACTGGAGGCCGCCACTTGTAGTTGGATTTTAATGAGATCGGCAATAATGGATTTGGCCAGCGTGGAAAAATTTAACTTACCTGTCGTCACAAACGTCGCCAGGCCGCTGGCCATCGAATCAAAGCTGCTGGTGGCAAAATCCTTCATCTGTTCATAGGCGTTGCTGGCGCTGACCGCCCAATCCGTGACGCCTTTCTTAAACCCGATGGAATAACTGCCGTCAATTTTTTGTTTCTCGGCGGCGGTATTCGCGACAATGTCCAGCTGGCGCTGCTGCTCCGTTGCCAAAAAATCCGTTTCCTGTCGGTACAAATCCGATGAATGATTGGTCGTTTCTTTATCCAGTTTCAACCGCCGGGCGGCAAAATCATTACGGATCTGCTGTTCGGCCGTCATTTGCTCATACGCCGGGGAGGATAGGGTCATTTCCGCCAGCGAATTATTGGCCGTCTGCTGTTTTTCGGCCGTGGCCTGGGTTAGTTCGGCGTTTTCCTGCTGAAATTTTAATGCCAACGCGCGGTTGGCATTCTCCTGCTCCAGCCCAGCATTCACCTGCAACTGGGCGCGGATTTGGTCCTGCATGGCCAGAATGCTTTTTTGCCCGGTCGTCAGGTGATTTTTGTCAAACCCGGCGACCTCGGCATTAAACGCCGCCAGTTTTTTCTGGCTGGCGGTCAGTTTGTTGCTGTCGTCCACCTGCGCCCGCAATGCCGCCTCTTGTTCCTGGAGCTGTATGAGCATGTTCCGACCATCGTTGACGCCGGCGGTCGAGGCTTTCTTATGGTTACCAAATTCCTTATCAACCCCTTTTAACGCCTGGTTGTAGTCGTCCAGAGACATTTTTCCGGATTTGTATTCGGCGGTAATTTCCGCCGTCAAGCGAGCGGCCTCTTTCTTGGGATCGGCGCCGGCTTTGATGGCGGCATTAATTTCGGATTCTGTTTTGATGCGCGCCAATGCAGCGTTTTGGTCTGCCACAGCTTGCTTTTGTTTTTCTTCCGCCTGCTTTTTCTGTTGATCGGCCACTGCCTGGGCATCACGAGCGGGCTTATCCATATCCACGCCCATCATATTGGACATGACGCGGGCATTATCGATATCGGCCTGACCAATGGCCGACAACGCGCCGGAAACCTTTTCCTTGAGCTTATCCCACCAGCCGGCCGTGTTCTGGATCTCGGTTTGCTGATCTTTCAGTTTCTGGTTGACCAGGTCCAACAATATCCGTTGAGCGAGCGCCGTCGCCTCGGCAATGTTCCCCTGGCGCTCCAGGCTGGCAATTTGCTCTATCTGGCTGGCATTAAAGACCAGGCCCTCACTGGTCAACTGCTGAATGGCCTTGAGTGGGTCGCCGCGCAGGCTGGTCAATTGCCGGACCAGCGTATCCGCATCGCCGCCCATATCATTGATTTGCGCGCCCAAGGCGGCCACCTGTTCGAGCATGTCACCGGTGAAGCCGGCCTTGACCGCCGCCGTTACCGATTTCACTGCGCCGTCGGTATCCCCCAATTGGACAGCCAGCCCGCGCAACTGATCGGCCGTCATACCCACGGCACCATAATTTTGCAAGATAGCGGCGTTGAATGCCTGCGTTTCCTTGGTGGCCTGTTCGAATCCGGCATACAGCGCGGTAATGGCCGATACCCCCGCCAGGATACCCAGCCCTGGCAAGCCACCCACCAGCGATAGCAACCCCCGCCAAAGACCCGATGCGGCGCTGGCGGCGCGGGTCGTGAATGACACTTTTTGATTTGCGACGCTGATAGCCTCAATGGCGGCGGCCAGCTTAACCTTGCCGGCGGCCTCTGCCGCGTCCGCCGCAGTGACCGCCTCCGTGACCGCAGCCAGTTTCGCCTGTGCCGCCGTCTCGGCGAGATTGGCCTCGGTCACCTGGCGATTGATTTTTACATAATCATCCTGGTAGCTGACATTCAACCCCAGTTCCTTATTGACCTGGGATTGCGTTGCCAGGTAGCGCGCCAACTCCTGCGCCTGAGTCCGGGATGCCTGGGCGGCCGCCTGAGTCCGCTGCGCCGCGGTCATCTGCGCTTGCGCCTGAGTGCGCGCCGCCTGCGCCTGGGCGATTTCAGCCGCTGCCGCTGTTTCGGCCACTGTAGCCGCTTGGCGGGCGGCCTCCTGTTGCGCCTTCCAACCGCCTGAGGTGGTATTCAGACTGACAAACAGGCGATCGAGAGACGGCACCATGGCATTAGCAATCGTACTTAATGCGATATTGCTGCCACCGGCCAGGCTGTTGACCATGGAGCGAAACTGCTCCAAGCCGGTGCTGGCTTTCGAAATATGCCCCTGCAGACCATCAAACTGTGTTCCGGCATGACCCGCCTGAACGGCGATTTTAGAGATGGCCGCGCCAGCCGAGGCCGATTGCTGTCGGACGGTATCGGTAAATTTTTTCGCTGACGATGCGGCGCCGTTGAACGCCTCTACCGATTCGGATTTGAAGGCGGCGCTGTTTAGGTGCAGTGCTACCGCCAGGGAGGCAACATCAGCCATTACATGAGTGCTCGCATAACGTCGGCGCACTGTCGGTCTATATCGTCAGTGGCAACAGGATGAGTGGAAGCCGGCACCGCCGGCATGTCGGACAGCAGCGCAAAATACGCCTGCCAATGCCGCAAAATACCTGCAGGCAAAATTGCGATTTTTCGGGGATCTGCCTCGCCGAACCTGTCAGCCAAACTGAAAATCAGTTGTAGCCACGGCGAGTCAGTTAGTTTTTTTTCGCTTCCTCCAGCGTGCCGTAACTGTGTCGATGCACCAGTGTGATTGCCTCTAACAATGCGGCATTGTCATGTACGGCCAGGATTTCGGCGGCGGTAGGGAGTTCCGGGGTCGGGATAGGTTGGCCGGTTTCATCCACCAGCGCCGATAAAATCAGGCCGGCGCCTAACTGTGCGGATTGTTTCTGATCATTGGCGTCGCGGGCCGCGGCCAGCCCGTCATCATAGTCCATCAACTCTTGCGCGGTCAGGCGCCGGATGTAGACATCCGCGCCGAACAGAGTGCAGGGTATCGCGGTATTCAGCGGGCGCAACAGGGCGGCCCGGAGCGGGTTTTGTTTAGACATGTTTTTCCTTAATGATATTCAGGCGAAAGGATCACGAACGGATCACGAACCGGACGACACCGTGCCCCAGGTAATGCTGTTTTGTTTGCCGGAGACGGTAATTTGAATAACATCGCTCGACGGCGCGGTAATTTCCGCTACTTCCCAACCACCCAGTGCCAGAATCATCGTAGCGGTACGGCCGTTGGGCAATTCCGTGTAAAACTGCACCGTCTGGCGCGCGGCGGCCGCGGTCAGGAAATCCGTGAAATCGGTATTGGTCGGGTCGTCCACAAATCCCAGGGATTTATCAGGCCCCTCTGGTACGTCGGAAATAAACTGTTTTTGCGTGTCGATGAGCGTGGTGCAGTCCACAAACGACGCCGTTTGACCGGTGGCGCCAATAGCCTTGCAGTTGATTAGCGGTTTCAATGCCGCCGCTTCATCGCCAATCGCGCCCCATTTGATAACAGTGCCGGCGGGCAGCATGGCATATTCCGGCGAAGTCTTATCAACCATAATTTGTCTCTCTCGGTGGTTTACTATCTGGATAGGCCTGCGCGGATCTCAACGGCGAGAATGCGCAAAACCTGGGATTTGTGGTAATCAAGCGCCGGCCGGATAAACGGCCTGGCCACCTGTTTGACGGTGCCGAACTCCTGGGCCAGCGCCTTCATTTGGTGCGCCTTGCTGGGGCCAACTTTCAATGTCACTACTGTAAGCCATTGCGTATCATTGATACGGTTGGTGCTGGTGATCTTGATACTATCCCGCATGTGCGGCCCGGGGCTTTTCGCATCGTAGCCCGCATGACGCTGCATATCGTCCATCACCGGCGCTAGCGCGGTCTTTCCGGCATCACGCAGAACCTTAACCGCTTTGTTGGTGCCCAGATCCACCAATTGGCGCTCCAGCTCCGCCAGGCCCTGCACGTCTACACGCAACAGCCCTTTCATACGGCGTCCTCCGGGTAACAGATGAGGTAATCCCGGATCAAGCGGTACTGAATCCGGTTATCGCTCAACGTGGCCTGGTCCTGCTGAATGCCGTCCCGCATCACCGTCTGAACCGGCCATGTGCCAAGATAACCATGCCGGATAGCCTCCCAGGCGTTGCAAACAGTTTTATCCAGGGACAGTAGTCGGGGATAATCGTCGATGACATAGAGTGATACCTGAACGCGGGCCTGTATCAGCGCGGTTTGCACCAGACCGGTATCAAAACGCGGATCACTGATACGCTGATAGGTCACCCCCTCTTGTTCCGGATCGGGTAATAACAACGGATACGCCGGCAATCCGGTCAGGGTTTCCAGTGAGTTTTTGATTTCATACTCGATCATGACGGGCATCCGCCTCCGCGGTGATCAGCAGCCGGTCAGACTGTGTCCGGTCAGTCGCCCTGACCGTATACACCCGCCCGGCGAATACCACCTGCCAATCGATATCCACATCTGACCGGGGCGCGAGCGTGAACAATATCGTCTCCACCACCTGCTGCTGGTCAATGGTGCGGATTTTCCGGTTGGAAATCGGCTCAACTTTGGCCCAGGGGGTAGCAACATCAACCGTGGTCCGTTGCTCTGCGCCGGATTGCGGATCCCGGCTGACATCGACCCGGCGCAGCATAATACGCTTATTCCGCTCGCCGCTGGTCAAGGGTGCAGGCTTCATAATGGGATAATCCGATAAGGTTCGAGCAATTCATTGAATCCCAGCGGAATGGGTAATTGCTGAACAGATGCGGCCGCCTCTCGATTGATATACCAGTGTCCGACGGCCAGCAGGATGGCTAGGGCAATATCTTCCGTAACCACCAGCCCCGAGTCCTCGTCTTCTGGCACCTCATCGTCATAAAGAGGCCGGTTAATGAAATTCTCGGCCTTGCGGCGCGCGGCCGCGGCCATAAGGGTTAACAGCGCATCGCTGGATGTGTCGTCGTCGTCAATTCGGCACTGCGCCCTGAGTTGATCAGGAGTTGGAATCATATCAGACCCCTTCCCGCTGGCTGGCGGGCATAAAAAAACCGCCGAAGCGGATTATTTTTTGCTTTTTTTAGTTTCAGGTTCCACCGGGGTATTGGTGTCCTGCCCTGAGTCTTCAATGATTTCAGAAATACCAAGATGTCCCGCAATTACCACGGCGCGGGCGGGTATTTCTCCGTTCTGATACTCCCCGAACGGAATGATGTCAATCTGCACACCATCCGGGGACCATTTGAGGTCTTTAAGCAATTTAATCATTGGGTTGCCTCAAAGGGGCCGAAGCCCCCTACATTAATCCGCCGCTACGCCTATCTGTAACAGCTTGATGGCTTGGGAGTCCGCCAGCATACCGCCGGTGCGCTTGGTGGTATAGAAACCAACAAACGGTTTATTGGTGTACGGGTCACGCAGGATACGGGTACCGATGCGGTCAACAATGGTGTAACCCCGCTTGAAGTTGCCAAACGCAATCGCCTTCGCATCAGCGGCGATGTCCGGCATCTGTTCGTTTTCCGCCACCCCGTAACCGACCAGGCTCGATGGTTGCCCCAATTCCAACCCCGGACGCCACAGATAGTTACCCTCCGAATCCTTAAGGATGCGCACGGCAAACAGTGAGCTGTTGTTCATCATGAACTTGGCACCGGCGCGATGGACCTTGCGGAGGGTGTAAACCAAATTCAAAACAGCGTCGGCGGTGACGCTGGCGGCAGCGCCGGAAAGGATATACTGTAACGTACCGAATGCGCGGGCCGCGTCCTTATCCGCAGTGGAGGGGTAGGCTAAGAACCCTTTCGGTTTTTTGGTGCCGTTGCCGCTGGTAAACGCGATTTCTTCTTGTTCAGCGAACTCACTGGACAGTTCGCTATTGATCCAGGACTCAACGTCAAAGAAGGCGTCATCCAGCATGGTCTGCGTCGCTTGCGGGTTTCCGTAGATTTCCCCCATAAACGGCTCAATTTGGCCCAGTTTGGAGGCGTCGGTCGCCGGGCGCGCATCCGTTTCACCCACCCAGCCGGAGGCGGTGCCACCGAGATTGACAAGTTTCTTGTACTGAGCGCCGCCGACAGTGATGGTGGTTGCTTCCTGGCGCATGACCACTTCGTCTTTCAGCAACGTCAAGATGGTGCGATCCAACTCTTCCGGCACCGCATATCCCCCATCTTCATCCACACCGATCTGTAGCGCCTTGCGCTCCAACTCGCGCAAGTTATCGTCACGGCCTTTGCGCATAAACTCCATGAAGGCGGATTTATGCTCACTGGCTTCCTTGCTCTGCGTGGCGCCACCCGGACGTTTTACTCGCTTCAACTCATCTTCCAATGCAGATTTCAGTGTATCCAGTTCACTTAGTTTGCCGTTCAGGGTTTCCACCTCGCCGGCTAGCTTACCTTTTTCCTGTTCCACGGCGGACAGGCGGGCATCGTTCTTTTCTTTGAACTCATCGAATTTTTTTTGCAGGTCTTGCGCGACTTGTTCAACGTCTTTGATTTCTACAGACATAGTGTACTCCAGATTAAAAAGTTAGAGATTTCAATGTGTTTAAGGCTAGACCTATTTCATCGTCACGCTGAGACAGGCCGCCGTAACCCTCAGCCATAAACGCCTTGGCTTGAGAGCGGGAAAGTCCAACGTCGCGCAGGACTCGTTCAATACATTTCGGGGAGGGTGTTTCGCCGCGGGCGAACAGGGATTTAACGTCACTTACGCGCGCCTCATCATTGGCCGGGAATGTCACCAAACTGACTTCCCATAAATCAATGTCTTTCAGCAAAAAGGCGTCTTTCGCCTTATCGAACTCCCAATCTTTAAGCATGTATCCAATAGACAGACCGGTTATTGAGCCGGCCTTCATATGGGCATGCGCTCGTTTGGACAGGGGGTCATCGTCGATCAATAGCCGCCCTTGAAGAAAAAGACCGGTATCGTCTTCCTTCATCGCGGTATAGATACCGATGGGTTCATCCATCCTGTGCTGCCAGAGCATGGCTGGAAGCGCGCCCTTTTCGGTCCAGTTTTGCAATGATTTACTGAAAGCGCCGGGGATCACGATATCGCCGTAACTGTCTTTTACGCCGAATACCGAGCCGTAACCCTCGAATTCTCCCGAATCATTAACGGATTTAATTTTCAGCGGAATATCAAGCCGTTGTTTAATCATCGGCATGGCCATTTCCCTCAGTTGGTTTTTTCGTGTCCGAGTCTTGCGGCTTGGTCGTCATGTTCATGGGAGTGAGATAGACATCGCCGCCAGGGCGAGGATTACGATCCTCCAGCTCCAAGCAGTCATTGGGTGAGTACATACCCCAGTTAATGGCGGTGGCATAGGAATCAAAACGGGACTTCATATCGCCACGTAACAGGGCGCCGGTGTTGAATTTCGCATAATAAGTGCCCTGCTTTGATTCCTGAATTAACCCGATATTGATCCGCTGTTCAATGCGCGTCAGGTACGGCACCAGGGAATAATTAATAAATCCAATTCCCAAGCTTTCAATATTGCTGAAAGTAGCTCGGTCTGTGTTCTGCACCATGTGCATGGGGACGCGGTAAATTCGGCATATTTCTTCAAGCTGAAACTTTCGGGTTTCCAGAAATTGGCTGTCTTCAGCATTAAGTCCCATCGCTTTCCATTCGAGACCCATTTCCAGGATCATTGGGCGGTGCGCATTACCCAACCCTGTATGTCGCTCTTCAAAATCCTTCCTCAGGCGGGCATAGGCTTCATCCGTTAGGGTCTGCTCTGTTTGCAATACCCCTGAAGTCACAGCGCCATTGCTGAAAAGGCGTGAACCGTGTTCTTCCGTAGCCAAACCAAGGGAGATAGCTTCGCGGGCATACGCGATCGGGTTAAGCCCCACCAGCCCGTCAAGCGTCAAAATGCGGACGTGCCAGATATCATCTTGTCCAAGTACATCGGTAGAGCCATCAGGGAATGTCACCTGGTAAACCGGCTGCCACTGACTGTTAAGTTTGGGTTGGACGCAGCCCGGATCGAGCGGTAAAAGTTCTACTACCTCACCCAGGGCTTTGACCTTGTAGGCGTAAAAATTTCCACGCAGACACAGGCAGGTCACGAGCAATTCCCAAAACTCCTGCGGCGTCATGTAATCGTTGGGCTTGAGCGAAAGTAATTTATACAACCGCTCACTGACAGCCTTCTCTTTGCCTTTGTCTGTGGTCTTATAGATATTGCAGGGCAGCATTCCTATTGACTCGGCCAGTACCCGGATACACCCGAAAACCGCCGTCAGGCGCATGGCTTTTTGACTGCTTACGCGCTTCCCTGTGTAGGTGTCGTAAGACAATCCGGAAATCTCGGCCAGTTCCGCCGGGGTAGTGACAGGTGTTGAATTGGCGTTTTTAAACATCGCGGGGAAGAACATTACTCACCCCCGGAGTGTTTTTGCGCCTGATTTGTCGCCATGGCGCGAGATACCATCCATGACCAAAGCAGGCAAAGGAGTCCCCCAATCATATAACCGGCAGGGATGTATACCAGCCAGGCGCCAAACGAAAGCAGGAACGCGCCGATAATCCCTACAATCAAGGACAATACAGGTAGGATCATAAATATATCGCCTTACAGCGCTCCGTTAGAGTGACCTTATTCCGTATGATTCGAGGTGATCGGATAATGATTCCTCTTTTTCGTTAAGCATGGCCCGACCGATCGCCATGATGAGCGATACCGCGCCATCGATTTTGTTTTCATTGCCCTCTTTGGTCGGTCGGACGACATCATCACTGCCGGGTACATACTTCCCCACCACGTTACTGATACACCAGGTCATGACCGGGTTGCCGTCATGATGAAACCGCCCCGAGGCAATGGCGGCGTTCAGCTCCATCATGGGGGAACTCATATTGGTGTAATTCTGGATGATGGTGATGGGCTGCAATCCCTCATCGGCCAGATCATGCGAAATACTGGTGGCGCCATGGGGATCAATAGGGCAACTCAGCACCTTCACATGCGCATTCAGCCCGACGATATGCTCGAATATCTGCCGGTTATCCACTTCGGCGCCGTCTGTAGCGATCAGTTTTTGCATATTCACGAACCGCGCATAACGTTCGGCGGTGCGTTTGATGGCCGGATCAGTTGAAAACACCGTGTCCTCCGGCACCCAAAAGGCCGGGGAAACGCAAAAATAATGTGTTCTGCCGTCGATTATCCGGGTAAAAACCGGACAGACGCAGTTCAAATCCAGTTTGGACGCCAGGTCGATACCGGCATGACATTCCTCGCCGTAAAAATCCTCAATTTTCAGCGTCGGGTCAGCACAGGATTTCCATTTCTCCAGATTGAAATAGGCGGATTTCGCGGATACCCAGAGATTAAAATGTTTGGTTTTAATCTTGTTGGTCTGCGACGGCACACTGATGGCCAGTTGCTGCTGCGCCAGCAGGTAATCTTCATCGACCGAAACACCCATGTTGGGGTTGGCCTTGGTCAACGCCTCGGGTTGGGTCCAGTCGTCGTCCTCATCCAGGGTATAGATAATGCCGAACAGTTCCTCGTTGGGGAGGATATTGTCGAGCATTTCAGTCACCTGGCGGCGCTTTTCATAGCACGGACAATCCAGCGTGAAGCCGGCGGTGGTGATGATCCAGGCTAATGGCTGCGCCCGGGCGCCCATACCGGTGGTCATGGTGGTATAGAGCGTATCCGTCGGGTGTTCGTGGTATTCGTCTATCAGCGCGCACGACGGCGAGTCACCATCGCCCGGGTCACCGATAATAGGTTCAAACACCGAACCGTCTGGCCGGGTCATCTTTTTAGCCCAGGGCTTGACCTGAAATCGCTTGCGCAGGTTGGGCAATCTCATGGCCATCATCAGCGCCGGTTTGAACACCTTCCATGCCTGCCGTTCCGTGGTGGCGCCGCAATACACCTCCGCGCCATATTCATCATCGGCACAAAACATGTAGGTACCCACACCGGCAGCGAACAATGATTTGCCATTTTTACGCGGTACCTCGGTGTACGCCTCGCGAAAGCGGCGCATGCCGTTTTTCTTTTTGACCCAGCCGAACACCATTGAAAAAATAAACTGCTGCCACGGCTCCAGCGTAATCAGCAACTTTTGCTTGGCCCATTTGCCATTGGTGTGCGGCAACTTTTGCAAAAACCGGCAGGCGCGTTCCGCCTTATCGCGGTCAAACCGGTAAGGCCAGGCTTTATCCTTGGCTTTTTCCAGATCGGAAAAGTGCCGCTGGCAGGCGGCGCGGACATATTTGCAGGCGGGAACTTTCCCGCTAATGACCTCCCGGGCGTATTGCTGGGCGGCATTTACGTTCGGGTATGCGGCCATAATTAGAACTCATCGAATTCGTTCTCGTCGTCATCATCGTTTCCGCCGCCGATCATGCGTAGCCGGCTAAGCGGATCCAAGCCGAGTAACGAACCCAGGCGCGCCAATTGTGAAACGCAATCATTGCGAACGGCGACGGCCGGATGTTTTTTCAGACCACCGGTACCGCCTAAATCCGCCAACCCTTTATTTTCGAGATCTTTCAATGCCTGAGTCGCGATGACCTGTTCGGCCACAATCATCAAATGGAATGAATTGCAGTACGCCAGCAGCAACGGCGCGTCTTCAAGTTCAAATGTGCCGCGCTCTATGAGAATTTTGCTTTGGGTTTTCCAAATCTTGATCGCGATGTCGCTCATCAACTCCGCCGGCGGCGCGATCCGGGTTAGGCTGCTTTTGTGTTTGGCGGTCGAGTTGCTTTTTCGGCCTCCTCCGGCCGCCCGAACCGACGTTCCCATACCCCTCCCGAAATGTTAAAAAATGTCGAAAAAAAATTCCTTATTTCGGGCGCGTAAAAATAGGCCCAAGGCGGCGGTCCCGCGGCGTGAGAGGGGTAGCGATTTGACCCGCCCCTCCCCAGCATGGATGAGAGGTATTATCATTTGAAATGCGAAAGATTCTCATTTGAATGACAATTGATAGTCATTCTCGTTTGATGAACGCATCAGGCTGCTTGTTGCAACTCGGCGCCAACCAGGCCGATGGCTATCACCGCCTCACCATCCGGATGGTCTTGTATCATCTGCCTGATGGTGGTCAGGCACTCGTTCACCTTTACCTGCTGCTCGGCAGTCAATGACGCAATCAGACCTTTGAACAGCAAAACTGTTTCTTCATCGCGTGTCATCGAGTCCTCTCGGTTGCTGTCTTACTGCGATGGCAGGGCCAGCATAGGCTTTCAAGGTTGCTATCGGCGTCTGTGCCGCCGTGCGCCTTGGGTATGATGTGGTCCACAGTGGTGGCCGGTATGGCTCGGCCTTGGCGTAGGCACTCTTGGCATAGGTGCCGGTCGCGTTTCAGGATGCGCGGGCGGATTACATCCCATTTGCGGCCATACCCGCGCTCATGCCGGCTCTTGCCACGTTGGTGGCTTTCCCATCCTGTATTGCGATGGGCTTCGCAATAGCCCGAGCGATCAGTAGTGGTGTTGCGGCAACCGTGATAACGGCAGGCGCGTGGGATTGCGGCAGTCACAATTACTCCAGAACATGAAAAGCCACCAGCAACCAAGCCTTGATGGCGGTGAGTGTTGCTGATGACTTTGCTTGCGCATTAGCGCTGGCTCTCATTGAAAGCCAGCGGTGATACACACATTAAAAAACCGCCCTAAAGCGGTTAGGTTGCTTTCAAATTTTCATTAAAATGCTCTTCCGCTTTGTTTGCGGCATCTTCTACTATGGTGATATTAGGACCAAACGGTAGCTCTTCTTTTTGATATACCCACAAATACATATCGGAGTCGTCTACTACAGGGTCAAATCTACTTATCAGTGCATAAAAGCCTGTCCCATCGCTTTTTTGGTAAATCTCGTACTTGTAACTAATTCCCGCGTCACTTTTGAAATGCAATGTTTCTTTAAGATAACCTTTTTTTGCGTATCCCATTTTCTAGTCCACCTGATTAATCGGAACTTCTAAAGTAACTCAACAGGTGAAAGTGTAAATGGATGCCTCACGCATTTTCTGGTCAGACGTGAACATTTTTGATAGTTACTCAGATTTAGGCAAACACTGTCAGAGCCTTTCAGGAAAAGGTAAAAGGCTCTTGCACTGATTAACAGGTCGTCGGCTGGGCCACCGCTCGCACCAGCGCCATGATGCCGGTTTGGATATCGGTCTTGCCGATAGCTGCCCAGCGCTGGGGTTCGGCCGCGGCAAAGCGGCGGAATTCTTGTGCCTCGTCCGATGCACCCTGATAAACATCGAAGTCAGTTCCGTGCTGTGCATCGCACGCGGCGGAAAACTTAACCTCATGGTCGGTTCTCAGGCGGCCGGCAAGTTCAGCCTGGAGCGCCAACAACTCGGCACCCTTCGCTTTGATGCGGTTCATCAGGTCGATTTCCTCCGGTGTCAAGTCGCGATAACCGGAGATTTTACGGTGTTGGTTTTCCATGGTTCCCCTTACAACTTCTTGGCAAGGGCCACCGCTTCGTCAAATACCGCTTCGACGTCATGGCCCAAGAAAATCAGAATATCTTTCACCTTGGCTAGGATTTTCTCATACTCGGTTACGGCGATGGTGGGGTTATCTTCATCGGGCTGAGAGTCGATGACCGACACTTTTTCTCCCGGATAAATAACAGGCACAGCCACAAAATACAGCGTATTAACGCTGGCAGTCGTGCCATCGGCCAGGGTTGCAACCAGAGTCGCAGCGCCGACAGTGGTGCTTACCAGACTGACAGATACCTGACCATTGGCGTCAGTGGTTCCCTGCG